CTATGCTTTATTTTCTAGCGCTTGAACTCGTGAAACGATAGCTGCAAGCTCTTCTTTTGAAGCGAAAATATTTTCTGCTTGGTGTCCAGTGATAAATGAATCACCACCATTTTTTAGTTTCTCATCTATCAGGGCATCAATTCCAAGTTCTAGATGTTTTTCCTTGATGTTGGTTGTCATCTGAGATTGAAGGACGCTATAAGTCACAAATGTTTGATACGATTGATCTGATGTCAAATAATTAGTTAGGTCAACCGTCCCTGAATGCGTTTGTGGTCTGTTTTCTAGTGCTTCAATTCTCTTGATAATTTGGCTGTCGTTGGTTGGTTGAATTTGATGTGTGGCCATGTAAGTGGCTATTTCTTCCTATATGTTAACTTTCTCAATTTCAACAATGTTGCTTATTTGATAATTTTCAATAGATTGAATTATATCAATTTTAGCGCTCTTGTCACTTGGGAAGATGAAGCCATCACATTCAACCTCAACTTGATAGATGCCTGCTGGTAGAATTTTTTCAAGTTTGAACTGAATTTTAGAACTTTCTACAACAGCTTCAATTGTCTTCTTTCCTTTGGCATTTGCTATTTTGATCTTAGCGTTTTTACCATCCAGAGAGCTGAATTTGTTTCCATCGTAGTCTAATAATTCATATTCAAAGATAGATGAGGAGTCACCTTGCTTGATAACTTCCCCACCTTTTGTCTGCTTCAGATTAGTTGAATTTTTTCCGCTCATCTAAATCCTCTATTCTACAAATCACAAAGATCTATTTAAAAGATCCAAAGTCTGTGATACGTTGCCCGTTTTCGGATTTCCCCACTGCCACATATCTGCGATTTCCAGAACCGCCAATGTAAGAGATCCAAATGTAGCCATCATTGTCAATCCATCCATCATAGTTGATTTCTTGACCTGCACTGTATACAGCTACAATTTCAGCTCCAAGACCTGCTTCAACTCGTACATTTAGAGCAGACACCTCAACAGTGAATGTCCCTGTTTCTGGATGGAATCCATTTGATTCAATTGTCAATGGTTCTGATGGTTCTGGCTGTTCGAATGCCACAGATGTGTCATCAGTTGGGAAATAGAACCATCCAACAATTCCGTCAAAGTTGCGTGTGTTGTATCGTGCAGGACCTCCAACATAGAGGGAATCAGCATTCCCATCAATGTTCTGTTCAATGGTTTTCATGGTGACTCCATCGCTGTCCTCAATTACAATTCCTGTGTGACCATAAGGATGGCCGTACAGGTAAGTTGTATCCATGACAAAGATGGCTCCTGCTCGTGGGTTGACTCCTACTGCATCATATACTACTTCATACCCTAACCCAGCGGCTGAATTAAGTAGGTCAATAGCATTGCCCCAGAGAGCTTTCCCAAAGAAGTTGATAGAAATTGAATTTGGTAGGTCCACACATTGGGTTCCGTATGCACCATCTGCATCAGCTCCCACACCTTGATTTGCCAAAGATTCTGCATAATTTAGAATGTCATTTAGTGTTGCCATTTTAGAACCTCATTTCTTCCATTGTTCATTTGCTTTTTTCACAGCCGCTTCAATGAATGTGTTTAGTTGGTCATTGGTTAAATTGATGTTATATGCTTCTAGTCCTTCAATCAAGCTAGTTTTAGCATGCTCCATCTTATCCTTTCCGTGAATGTCCAATGTTCCTGCAACTTGTTCAGTGGCATTCACAGCGTTATTTGCAAGGATTTCAGCCACTTCAAGAGCTTTCTTTCCTCCACGAGTGAGAAGGTATTTCTTGACTGCTTGAACAACAATTCCAACCAAAATTACAAGAATACTCATTGCGCTACTTGTTACAATATCAGTGATTTGATTCATTTTTCTTTTCTCCTTTTTTGATTAGTTTACTAGGCTCTTCCAAGCCATCTTTTAACTGAAATTTCTCATGATCAATATTTTGTTTCACAAGGCGATCTAGGCCAGGAATTTCAACTCCCAGAGCTGAAAGGCTGGCAAGGATGCTGGAACCGTATGCTGCCATCATTGCAACAATGAAGGCATCAACTACGGGTCCAAGATTCATGTATAGAGCGAATGGATAGCCAATGGCTGTGATTAAAATCATAGCTGTGTGACTTACTAGCCCTTTTCTCCATTTTCTACTTGAGAACTCATGATAGGCCCATGCTCTAGCTACACCTAAAACGATATCTAGAGCCACAATGGCCATCAAGAGAAATACAATCATGTGTTCATCAATTCCGTGATCATAAAAGTCACGGACTACTTCAATAATTCCAAAAATTCCATCTGGTTCTTGATACATCAATCGCACTCCCTTCAATTAGGATTCAGGCTGTGCTACTGGTTGAGTTTCAAGATCTCCTGATGGCTTGTTTTGCTTCTCTTCTTTGGGAACTTCCCAATTGTAGATTGCCAGTTTCCCATTTTGGAGAAGTGGGCCTTTCAAGTCTTTGATGGATTCGCCATTGTAGGTGAAATCATAGTTGACTTGAACAAGAACACGTTTCCCTTCACTGAATTTTTCAGTGTGATCTGGATCAATCAAAGTGAAGATGTCATGTTGTTTGTAGGTTTTACCTACTTGAGCAGCTTCCACAAGCTCAAGCGCCCGTTTGTAGAGTGTTGGATCAAGTGGATTGTCTTGGTTAGTCACAGCTACAAGAACGGACCAATCAGCAAGAGCTTTGTTATTTTGGATTAGGACATCTTTCTTTTCGTTCTCTTGAGTGAGTTCTTGAATCTTCAGGATGGCATTCTTATTGGCATCAACAGACTTGTCAAGCTCTTTCTTGAGGGCTACGATAGCGCCAGAAGGGTCTAACTCCATTCGTACAAGGTTTAGAACAGCTTCCACAAGAGTTGATTCTTCATCTCCCATGCGGTTATTTGGAAGGGATTCTTCAAATACACGGTATGGATAATCTTGCTTGATGGAAACCTTTGTGGCATTAGCCACAGGATCATAAGCTTTGAACTGTACTTTATAATTCATTAGGCATTTACCTCATTCTTATTTTTAACTTCCTCAAATAGGTCCTTCAAATCTTTGTCAGATTCCAGAACAGAGCGATAGATCTCTAGTTCTTTGAGGAGCTGTTGTTTCTCCTGTTGTGCTTCAGTCAATCGTGCTTTGAACTCAGCTTCATTTATTGATTTACTAGCCAATTGGTTGGCTAAATCAGTGATGATTGCTACGTATGTATTTTCGTTCATGTTAATTTCCTTTCTATTTAAAGCCATATTTATTGATGAGATTTGATTTTATATGATTTTGAACAGCTCCATTTTTTAGATTCCAACCATAACGAGCGAGAATACCAAAACAAGTCAAGATATCCCATAGATAGACTCCTACATTTTGTGATCCTTTCCCAATAAATAGATCATCTATATAAGCTTTGCTAAAATGTTTATCGCCACGCCCTAAATTATGTTTAACGCCTTTTTCATTCATTGGAATCAAATAGCTATTTCCATCTTTAGTATTATTGTGAATAATCCAAGGACTTCTATACTGACCATTTGCATAGAATATGATTCGATCACCAACAAGTTCGTACAAAGATTCTTTTACATCATTCTTCGCTCCTGACCACAAGCGCATCCCAGCAAATGTTGCATTTTCTGTATTTTCAGTTTTGTCTTGATTTGTTCCTATGACGATTCTGGCAGCCTTATTGTCTCTTAGATACTCGCCAACAAGACCAACTTGGTTAAATTTGATAAATTGAGATGAACTTGTATCATCAATTCTTCGAATTGTACCAGTATTTGAAAATAGATTTAGTGTACCATTGTCTAAATCAAAGACAGTTGAACCGTTATTGGCACTTAATCGGCCACCTTGAATTCTTTCAGCAGCAATCTTGATAGAATTTAGCTCGGTAATAAATGCTTTTTGTGAAATCAGTTCTCTAATAAATGCTTGATTAGCTAGCAATTTCTGAATCAATGCATAATCTACAAGTAATTTATCAGCTGTTACTGCATTACTAGCCAAAATCTGAGTCGTTACTGACCCAGCTTCCATGTGACCGGTTCGGACGCTTTGAGAAGCTAGATGCCGGCTTGCGATGGATCCGTCAACCACCATATCGCCCTTTACCTTTATCATTTTTGCGATCAGGGCAATTGCTTCTGGTTCTTGTACCAGTAAGGAGCTGATAGTCCTTCCGTTGATGGTCTTACCTGTACCGAATGAGATCTGACCATCAGTGATGTTGATGTCTGTTTTTCTTAACATATCACCCATACGATTAGTGATTGTTGTGAACTGTCCGTCTACTGTTTGCTTGTATTCGGCAATCTTAGAAGATATTGCTTGATCATTGTTTTGTTTTAAATCTTCAAATCTTCTTGTGATTCCAGCAACATCTTCATTGTATTGTGCTTTAGCAATGTATCCTTCTGCTAGAATTTGTCTGGTTGCTTTTAAAGCATCAACAGCAGCTTTTTCAGAGTATGTCAGCATGCGCTGTTCAAGTTCACCACTTGGACCTGTTTTTGTCTCCAGTTTTGTCAATTGAGTAGATAGTCCTTGAATTGTTCTTTCAAAAGTTGCTTGTGCTTGATCTACTAGATAATTTTGATCTTCCGGAGCAGGTTGCCACTTGCGGTCACTGGCACCCTCGTAGAAATCAAGCTCGGTCATGAATAGACCAGACCACTTCCTGTTGTCATTTCCAACATATTCAAATTGCAGAAAGCCCTCGTCAAAATCTTCTACGTTAAATTTTAATGATTTTTTCACAGCTTTCGTACTATCAAAAACCGTGCTGTCTGTTCCTTTCGGTATACCTTCTAAAATTAGCTGTTTTTCTTCAAAATCAGACATAGATCCTTTTTTGCGTTTACAAAAATAGACTTTAAAACTTCTTGAATTTGTATCGAATCCAAATATATTCAACATATAATCAGCGCCACGTTTTACGATGAACCTCGGACTTTTAACAACAGCATTAGGCCTTAACTCGAACATTCGTTTCTGGCCGTTAAAATAAAACTGGTGACTTGTAAACCTCAAATGACCATTGTCTTCCGTCCAATATTTCAAGCCTTCATCTGCTCTTGAGTTCCTGAGCATATTGGGACCGCCTGCGATTCCAATTGAAGTGAACTCTTCTTTGACCCCTGCCACTGTCTGTTCAACAAATGACCTATCAGCCTTGCCATTGGCCACATTAGTGAGGTCAGAGATGGCTTTTTCAGTAGTCTGCTCAAAGCGTGATTGTGCGCCTTGTACACCGACAAATTGACTTTGTGTCTGAGCCTTAAAGTCATTGATCAGTTTTTGAATATCAGCATCACTGGCCTTTAATTGGTCAGTAGTAGCCTTAAAGCCTTCCATTTTGACTTCAATGCCATTGTATTGAGCCTTAAACTCTTCCACAATTTCATTTTTGTTAGCTTGGTTTGCTGCTTTGATCTTCTCAGTGACTTGTGCTGAGATCTCCTCTTTGACCACTTCAGCTTGTGCTTTGGCTTGCTCGATTCCATCAGTGATCTCTTTCTCCAAAGCTCCTGCCTTGTCTTCAAAAGCCCTGTTAGCATTGTCAACCAATACTTTCAATTTCTTGTAGTATTCATCATCCTCTTGAGTTTTTTGGACTGTGTCTAGGATTTCAGATGCTACATCAGAAATTCCATTAGAGCCTGATAGGCCTCCACCGTGACCAGCCTTGTCATCGAATGTAAGAGAGATATACTCTTCTGTCAGAGCATCATAGACATAGCCCACAGCTTTTTTCTTCAACATGACATCATGCTTCAAGCTCATGAGGGCTGCTGTGTCACCAAGATGGACAGTTTGCCCATCAAGCTCATAAGCTTCAATTTTGATCTGATCAGTGGGCTTGTCAATATTCCCATTCTTGAACTTGGCTTCACCCCATTTTCTCAGTTCTTCCTCTGTAGTAAGATCATTGTTCTCATACTCAGCTTCATTGATGTAAGGGTAATTTCCGATGAGGGGGCTGTCCACGGTAACTTTCAGAACCGTGTCTTCTTCTGCTCCCTCTGGTTTGAAGGTTGATTTCAGATGCAGTCTTGTGATGATGCTAGAACTGCTCTTGTTTCGTTCATACTGTTTCAGGTTTTGATGTGTGGTGATTACTACACCACGATCAATCCCCCGACTTTTAGGAATATCAATCAGGAAGTTGTCACGAATCATCTCGCCTTCCCAAGCGCCTACGATGGAATGTTTCCCATCCATCAGGATCTTATAGAGTGTTTCATCCTCTGTGGTATTGAAAGTTCTATTGTCCATGATGTTACTTGTGAAAGAAAACTTCCCAAGTGGTGTCTTGACTGCTGAAATCATAGCATTCAAGGCAATTTGACAGGTTGAGTTTGAAACCTTAATAGGACGAACAGAGCGCTTGAAGATGTCCTCTGTGATGTGCTGACAAGTCAGGCTCACTGTGTCATCTTGCTCACTGATTTCCTTGATCCGGAACAGTTGCCGGCCAGTGACAGGAGTGGGAGCAATGATGAGCATATCTTCCTGAAATTTCTTATAAATTTCAGTGTCTGTGATTGGATAATCAACCTTGAGAGTGTAGCTCACGTTGATTACTTCTTCAACTTCTGCTTTTGTTGATTCATGGAGTGGTTGCCCATTCCATTTCACTGTTTGAACATTTCTGTCTAATAGATATAGAATTATAACCACCCCCAATTAATTTCAAAGACAAGCGATTGAATGCCTGGCCCTAAAACCACACCAACAGTCTTCTGAGCTTGGTTAGCGTCAATTGTGATGAAGTCTCCTGACCACTTCACCAGATTCCCTTTCTTATCCAAGAAGCTTGGATTTTGTGGGTCATTTACCATCACAGCGCTCTCAGAGAGTTGTTCAAGTTTGATGGTTTGCTTCCCAATCGTGAAGCTAGTTTCAGATGAGCTATTTCCTTTAATTGTGATTTTAGGGAACGCTAGTGAACTACCTTGGAGCCTGAGAACACCATTTGAAGCGAGAGTTTGAACATCATTGTTCTTCATGTATTTTGTGGGGTGACAAACAAATATCACTTCCACAGAATACATTTTATTTTTATCTCTCTGAGTGTCAGACACCTTTGTCTGATAGCAGAACCATCTTGTGAGCTTGTTCTGTTGATTCTCAAGCCAGAAATTTCTTTTAGAGAGAAATTGGACAAATTCAAGGACTTGCAACTCTGTTGGGTTGATGAGCTGAAGAGTGTATTTCTTTTCAATCGCTTCTCTGTGAGGATTCGACTGAACAATATATCCACTAACTCCATCATGGCTCAATAGCTTGTCTTTTGAGAGACCTACTTGAATTGTAGGTCCTTCAAGCACGATCACATCAAATGGAAATGATGAAGTTCCAACTCCATCAATAATCAATTCATTGTACTTTACCATGCAGGCGCTCCTCTCAATTCTTTCTGTCTCCTCAATTCAGCAGCTATCTTCTGAGATACCTTATTAGCGATCTTCTCAATATCAGCTTCTTCTCTGATGATGTTGTCAGAGATGTTGATGTTGATCACGGTTCCTTGTGGGTCCATTGTTTGGGCAATGCCCCGGCCAATAGCGCTCAAATTCCGTTCATTCAGTGGTAGGACTGCTTCTTTTCCGGCTTCCCCACCAACCATGAGGCTATTCCCGTTCATGCCAAATGCTGTAGGCTTGGTTAAGATCCCACCTTTGGCATACCATTCAATTCCGATACTTGGAATCCCTTTACCTTTCAGCCAGTCCATTGGGTTCAGTGATCCACTGGCCTTGAAGTGAGGCAATGGAATGTGTGGCCACTTGAATTGGAAATTGAAGAAGCCTTTAATTCCATCAATAGCTTTTCCTACTAGGTCTTTGGCTCCATTGATAGCACCGCCAATGGTGTCTTTGATACCATTCCAGATACCTGATGCGGTTGAGCTGATGCCATTCCAGATTCCTGAAATCGTGCTTGAAATTCCATTGAATACACTTGAGACCGTGCTTGAAATTCCATTCCAGATCCCTGATAGGGTTGAGCTGATACCATTCCAGATGCTGGATGCAGTGCTTGAAATAGTATTCCAGATGTTAGATAAAATCTGAGCCATCGCATTGAATACCGATTCAGCAATACTCTTGATACCATTCCAGATACTTTCAGCAATGCCTTTGATTGATTCCCAAGCCCCAGACCAGTCACCATTGATGATCTGCATCACAGTCTTAATGATGCCTAATACCACGTTGATGGCTGTTTCTACTACGGTTTTGATAGTTTCCCAGACCGTTGAAATTACCGTTGAAATGTTATTCCATGCTGTTTCAATAAAAGGACCAAGAACATTCATGACTGTTGTCACTACTGCTGAGATAGCATTCCAGACTGTTTCTGCTGTCTGCCTAATCAGTTGTTGATTATCATTCCACCATGTTGTCAATGTCCCCCAGATTTGCATTACAAAATCAGAGATAGCCTTGACAACAGTGTTGATGACCGACATGATAGCATTCCAAACTGTTTCAACAGCGGTCCTGAATCCCTCATTGGTTTCCCACAAGTGCTTGATAACCAAGACTATTCCTGTGACTGCTGCAATAACAGCAGCTATCACTCCAATGATTGGCAATGCAGCAGCTATCAGCCCTCCTATACTTGCTCCAACAGCCACAGCGGCCGCTTGAAGAGCAAGGAAAATGGGCGCAAGTACACCGGCCACAGTCACAATTGATCCAAATACTACAACAAAGTTCTTGATTGGTCCCGGCAAGTTGTTGATCCATTCTGCTACCTTCTTGAAGATATCCACAATGATGTCAAGGGCTGGTGCGAATGTTTCAGCGATTGCTCCACCAACTTCAGCCATAACGATTTTCAAACCATTTTGTGCTGTGGTGAATTTATCAATAGGGTCTAGGGTGTTTTCGTAGGTTTGTGAAACCAGACCGGCTGACACTTGTGAAGTGTAGCCTAAATCTTCCATGTTGAATTTCCCACGTTTGATTGCATCAATCATCTGAGGGGCTTTCTTAGCACCAAAGATCTCCATAGCGATTCCCATCGCTTCGGTCTCTGACTTACTGTTCTTGATGGCTTCAATGGTTTCTGTCAGACCTTGCTTCATGGTCTTCCCTTGCTTGGTATATACACCAGCAGCCTTTGTAAGTCCAGAAAGCGCTGAGGATGAATCTACCCCGTTTTTCTCGAATTGACCAATCAATGTGACTGCTTCACCAAATTCAAGACCAAGCATCTTGATTTGAGGCGCTCCATCAGTTGCTTTTTTCATCAACTCATCAACAGAAACCCCTGTATCTTGAGAAACATAGGTGACATTATCCAAAATCTCTGTTAAGTCATCAATGGATAAGCCGTAAGCTTCCATTGCTTGTTTTGACTGGATTGTTGCATTCGTGACATCTGTCCCATTGATCTCAGAGAACTTGATCATGTCTTCTGAAGTCACTTTGAGAGCGTCACCGGTCAATTTGAATTGAGTGTTGACTTCACCAACAGCATTCCCGATGGTACTGAAATCAGTAGGGACTTCAGTGGCTATGCCATTAGCAATGCTTTGCATTTCTTCAAGAGCTTTCCCACCAGCACCGGTCTTGGTGACAATGGTGTCCATTCCCTCATCAATTTCACGGAATGCATCTAGAGCGCTTTTCCCAAAATCAACCAACTTTTGACTGATTTCAGATAACTTCTCAGAGAATTGATTCAGCAATTCAGCTTTCAGAAGCTTGTTTGTCTCTTCAAGACCGCTACTAGCTTTCTTTCCCGACTCGCCAAGGTTTTCCATTTCATTGGCAAGCCCGTTGAAGGCAGCCTTGGACTCGTTCAATTGAGTTTCTAGCTTATTGACTTCTGTTGAGTTCTCGCCATACTCTTGTTTTGCAAGAGCAAGCTGTTTCTCGAGATTCTCAACCTGTTGGGCGACAATCTCGCTTTGTTTCCCAATCTTTTGTTCAGCAAGTGCCAGCTTATCTGCTTCACTAGCATTGGAACCCATTTGGCTTTCTTGCAGCTTGAATGAGCTGACAACTTTGTCACCTTCACTTGCAAGGCGCTGTTGCTCATTTTGAAGCTCTTTCAGTTGTTCACGGTTGGATTTGGTGGCATTCCCATTTCCGTCCAATGCCTTATTGACATTCTCAAGTTTGTTCTCATAGCCCTTCAGGATGTTTTCTGTCTGAACTACTTCCCGTTGAAATGCACGGTACTGATCAGCACCAATGTCACCACTCTTGAATTGAGCTTCAACTTGTGCTTGTGCCTGTCTCAATGTTTCCAATTTCTCCTTGGTAGTTGAGACTTGCTTTTGGAGGACTTCTTGCTTTTGAGCCAATAGAGTCACATTCCCTGTGTCAAATTTCAGAGCCTTGTCAATGCTCTTCAATTCTTTTGCTGCTTCAATAGAGGCAGAATTTACTTTTTTCAGGGCATTTTGAAGGGGCTGTGTGTCACCACCAATTTCAATTTTTATCCCTTTAATATTACCGGCCATATTTCCTCCTTTCGTATAAAAATATAAAGAGCGCCTAAAGGTTTCTTGTGATCAATTGTCCATCCATTCGATGAACTTGATCTCAGATTCTTCCTCTCAGCACTCTATTTCAGACTAAAATGAGTCAAAATCTGACTGTGTGGCCTTGCGTGTTTCTGATTTGTTTTCAGTGCGCAAATTCACATAATCTGTTTGATAGTCAAGAGCCATTCCAATTGAAATGTGCTTTAGATCATCAATTGTAAGTCCAGTTTCTTTACAGCATGAAAGGTATGATTCTACTGTAAAGATTTCATCACTGGCTGATTCTGACTCATCTGGTTTTTTTTTGACGTCATTGTCTCATTGATCATTTCCATTAGAATTGGAGCAATGTCCTGCAAAGGAAATTCTTCCATTTCCATGAAAAATTGTTCATAAGGCTTTATGTGTGGGTTCCCTGATTTAGTGAAGACCCAAAACAAGCGATTGAAGAAGGTCATGTCAAAGTTGGCTAACATGTTGATGTCAACTTCATTGTTGCCATTCTCAGCCATTTGCATGATATTCTGGTTTGAGATCATTCCAAATAGATCTTGGAAGAAATCTTTACCAAACTCACTCTTATAAGCAATAGGAGTGTAAGCATTTGTAACAAGCTCATACTCCTTCTCACTAATGATCACACTCTTACGCATTTAAGACCTCCCTAATTACAAAGCTTGATTAGGTTCATAAACCTTTTCAAACCATTTCTTATAAACTTCTTGATCATCCGCTGATGTGATAGAACGTTTCACCACTTGATCACCGGGACGAGGACTGGCATTGAAGCTCAATTCACGTTCATTAACGTTTGTTCCGTTCTTAGTAGCTGATCCGCTAGATGGGCGACTTGCTGAACAGTAATACATGACGTGGCGTGTCTTGTTAGCATCACCAGAGAATTCAAACATGATGGCAAAGTTGGTTGTCTTCGCATCTGCTTTTTCTGTGATGACTCCTGTTGTGGAGTCTTTGATGTCGCCCAAGATTTTTGTGGCAAAGGCTTCAATGATGTTTGGAACTTTGAGTTTGCCTTCATATCCCTCATTTGAGTTAACGAAGTAATAATCAATGTTATCAGCTTTCACTGATCCTGAATCCCCTTTAGGATCCAACGTCAATTCCATCGCTCCAGGAAAACGGAATACCTGACCATAAGCGATCACTCCTGCTTCACTGATTGATTGGATTGGTGCCACATGGACATTTTCAAGTCCAAAGGTAACTTTGTTTTCAGTCATTTCTTTCCTCCTTAGTATAGATAGACTTCATAAGACTTCACGAATAGTCTTTCTGATTCAATAAAATTTTCTTCTTGAACATCATAAAAGAGCTTGTGGCCATTCCACAGCTCTTCTAATCGTTCTTCTAATTCCTCGTCTTTGCGTTCAAATGCCAATTCTACAGTGACAGCACGGATCTTGTATGATGCTTGATTGTCTGTCCCTGTGATAGATGGCAAGCTTTCAAAATAGACAAGGTAAGGCAGTGAGGGGACATTTCCTTCCCTGAATGCCTTATAAGTGACTGGCAGTCCAGCCTGTTCCAAAATATCTGCAAACTCTGACAGCTTCATCTTCCAAGCTCCTTCAATTTCTTTTCAAAATTCTCAATAGCGTGATCTTCTGCCGGCTTGATGTGTACGATGCCGGAGACCCGTCCCCCGTTCCTCTTTAAGTGGCCAAACTCAAGCAAATGTGGGAGACGGTAATTTGTGTTATGTACCACAAAATTACCTTTCCCCATTTTTGTTTTTTTCCACGATTTGGCATACTTACCACCTTTTGCCCTTGGACTTTTTGGACTTGTGGCTTTTAATTCTTGGACGGCCTCTTCTGCTGTTTCTTCTGCTATCTTATCCACTTCTTCTTCAACTTCTGTGGAATACTCTGCTAATGCTTTAGCAATTTGACTGGCTAGATCTTGGCTCATGTCATTTTCTCCACTAAAGTCAATTCAAGGATGTTGAGGTTGATTGGATATGTCTTCAAAATCCGGTACTCCTTACCACCAAATTCAGCAAATTCCTGATTGTCGTATTCAAAGCTATGAATATCGACAATCAGATTGGGCCGGATGCCAGCCTGATTGGCTTGGTAAAATTCGGACCGTGTAATAGATTTCTTCTTACAAAAGATTGTAGTCTTTACTTTCTCAGTCAGATCTTGCTTGAGCTTGTCCTTGCCTGTAATTTTAAAACCTATCAATGTGATTTCATCATTCCACATCTCACACCTCTTTCTTGGAAGAGATTTGCAGATTATGCAAGCGCCATTGAAGGTGACGTGGTAGATCAACACCACCTTCATAGCGATAAGCAGCAAAGTCAACAATGAACATTTCATGGTCAGCACGATCTGGAACCAATTCAACACCCAGATTGTTTGTTAATTCGCTGATGACGCTTGAGACAATCTTCTCTAGTGTTTTATCTCGCAAATTTGAAGCAATTCCTAATTTGATTTTAAGTAATTCCACTAACTGACCAGTGTCCATGCTATTCTTCCTCTTTCTTAGTTGCTTTCTTGCGCTTTGGTTTCTCTTCAGTGGCTTCTTCTACTTCTTCAGTAGTTGTTTTCACCTCTTCAGAGGTTTCTTCTACTTCCTCAGTAGTTGTTTCCACCTCTTCAGCAGCCTCTTCTGCTTTCTTAGTAGCTTTCTTTACCACTTCATCAGTGATGAAGATTGAACCTGCTGAATTAAAGCCTGTCAAGAGTCCTTTAACAAACTCTTGATCAGGTTCATAGCCTTTGCGTGGAAAGACATCATCAATTTGATATTCATGTTGTTCTTCATCACGCATGTCCTTGAATGGACGGATTACTGTATAGGGCATGTGATACCTCCTTATGCTACAACATCAGTGTATGTGCCAAAGAATCCAGCAGCAGCATCTACTTTCTTAACATCCAAACGGATGAAGAGTCCAAGCAGTTGGCCATAGATGTCATTGTTAACCCATTTAACAGATACTTGAGAACGGTCAAAGAGTTTTACAAATTCTGAAACATCGCCAATAAAGAACTTCATGTCTCCTTCAGCTCCAAAGACTGTATCATCTACTGGATAGATTGTTTTGCCGCCAAATGAGTAGCCTGTAGGTGATGCAACATCCGTTTGGAGCATGTAGCGACCATTTTTGTCTTTCACTTTGTCAAGTGCTGCAAACATTGATTGAGTTACAACAATACTTGCTTTGTAGATTGATTTAAGTTTCTTGTTGTAGATGTCCTTGATGCCATCGAATCCAGCAGCATCTGCTTGAGTTGCTGATTTGAGGATGGTAGCGACCAATGACAATTCAGTGTTTTCACCTTGATTGAACACTTCATCTTCTACAATTGACATGATGTCGTAGTCTGCATCATCAATCATTTCTTGAGATACAGGAATGTATCCACGGTAAGTCTTGATTGAGTAATCAATTTCGCTGATGCTTGGTTTTCCAAGTTCAGGATTAGCTTTCAATTCTTCAGTTGAAGCCATTTTGCTGTCTGTCTTCTTGATAACTGGATATTTGCCAGAACCACTATTTACTTTGACACGTTGGACAAGATCCAAGAGTGGATTGCGTGTCTTTTCAAGGAAGTGAGGTTTTAGCACTTCAGTTGGGATCAAAGCAGCGCTTCCAGAGTCAGTTGTTTTAAGACCTTCAATGTCACGAGTTTGACCAGTACGAATGAATTTAGCAATTGCGTCACGTTGTTCCAATTTCTTTCCTCCACGTTGCTCAACATCTTTGAATGTTGGGGCTTTCCGATTTTGTTCGTCAACTTGTTTTTGAAGATCTTCAATTTCTTCTTCAAGCTTTGCTTTTTCTGCCTGTTTCTCTTCCAATTCTTTTTGAAGTTCTTCAAGGCTCTTTTCAACCGTTGAAACTTCTTCTTCAGTTTCAGCACGGTCCAGTTTCTCTGCTTCGATTGCAGAACGGTTGTTCAATTCTTCAATTACTTCTTCCAATTCAACAACCTTATTTGCTTTTTTGCGCATACGTGCGCCCAGAATCAATGCTTTGTTCATAGATTGTATTTCTCCTTAATTTTCATTTTGCGTTCATTTAACGCTTCAAGATTGGCACGTTTTAGACATTCAAAGTCTTTCTTCCGTGCAGCAATTTCAGTCTGTGGATATGCTGGGAACGTGCAAGGGCTTACTTCAAAGATTTCAAGCTCCAGCACGGTATCAAGATAGGAACCATCTTCACGCTCAACAGTGTCCACCTTGATTGGCATAAATCCAAAACTGCATCCAACAATATCCCCACGCTGTACACGGGCATAGGCTCCCATAGCGTCTGGATCATTCCTGTTGATGATAATGTCCCCATAGAGACCTTTGTCATCAACTTTGAGACTCACTGTGCTGTTCCCTGTGCGTCCTAAAACTAGGTTATGATCATGATTAAACAATGCACGGATATCAGCATTCTTGATGGCTTCTTCCACTCCTGCACGTTTGATCACTTCAAAATAACCTGGCCACAGCTCAGTTTCTTCATCGAACCGGATGAAGTAGCCACTCAGAATCAAGTCACCAGATTCTTGTTCTTCTCGTGTCTCAAATTGAGTAGCGATGTATGAATTACGTTTCTTCACTGGCATTTCCTCCTTCCTTGTTTAGTTTGCTCTGATTGCCTAACTCGCCTTGTGGCAGATAGTTTTCAAGAACAATAATTTCATCCATTTCAGGATCCGGAGTCATACCCACCCAATCTCTCCACTCGTTTCTACGCATTGCAGCACTGTTGGTCATTTGTTGGGCCACAGTTGAAAGCTCTGTAATGTCGTATGAGTACAATGAGCGTGGATTGAATTTGAAGTAGCGTGTTGTTGAAGTCAGTAGATCTCTTGTAAGTGTCTGAGTAATCGTTGTTGCGATGCTCATGATAGTGGTATTCACAAAGTTGTTGTATTCTTCTTTGTTGAAATCTCCCACACCTAACACAAAAGCCGGAACTCCTAACATCCCAGCTACTGTCTTCTTATCAATTTCTACTGACTCATTCAAAGCTATGTCATTCAGACTCAATGGCTTCACTTGTTCAACTTCCATCAAGGCATCAGGAACAATCCAAGGTTCACCAGACTGACTTGTTGTCAAGTATTTCTTGGCGATTTTTTCCCGACCTTCCACGGTTCCAAGTTCCTCACTTGAAGAGTCTACCTTCACAATAAGGCTTGGAACGTTTTTTCCGTTCATAAAGCCCTTCTTGGTCTGTGTGGCCATGTTCAAATTGCGTACAATGTCTTTCAAGGCCAATCTAAAACCGGTCCCAATATAAGGCCGGTCTGGATCTGGATTGATGGCAAAGTGGACCACTTCATCTGGATTGAAATCAGTGTCCCTAAAATGGATCATGTATGTCAGATCATTGCTTATGAACGACACTTCCGACATTGGGAATGGTCTGAGATTGCTGATATAGTCAGTCATCGGATCGTATTCCACATGTAGGACAGAATTCCCATCGCCAAACAGGAGCAAGTCCCTGACAATCTTGAAGATCCATGATTTTCTTGTCATGTGATCACAAGGGTTGATGTCAATCTTACGGGCTAACCCGTCCTTGATTCGTACATCACCGGATTCTGTATTCTCCATAAGCTGAATTGTCATGTTTGAAACCATGTCAGCAATTTTATTGACTGCCATGATCACATCTGGATTTCTTGCCAGTGGAATGTAGCCATCTCCGTCATACATGATTCCCAGATCTGAATTTCCAAAACTTGTGAACATCGTCTGAGATTTGCCACGCTTGAATAATTTGTCAAAGATTCCCATATTTCTCACCTCCTTTCTATCTAATCAAAGTAAGCCATCACATTCTTATTCTTACCAAGGTTAGCAAGCGCCTGAATACAAGCGAAAACACTCGCATCAAACAAGTCAATTCTTGCTGTACCGCCATCACCGTCTAACTTCTCATACTGGACAGCATCATCCACTTTCTCAATGGCTCTGACATTGCTGACACAGTATTCATAAGCGTCCGAATGTACATAATAAAATTCTTTATTCTTCACTTTCAATTCAATTCTTCTGAATCCCTCTGATTTCAAATAGAATAGCTGAGGCTGGTCAATCATTTTGAATTTAGCCTGCTTCATTTTGAGCATGAACTCTCTACCAAATTTCCTATCCATACCGACAGCAGCAATTTTGAAGCCTTTCTGTCGCATTTCTATGAACCATTTAACAATATCATCATAGAGGACGGTTGGAGTGTTGCTCATTGTCAGCCATCCATCTGATTGCCATCCAAATAGTGGGATGCCATCATCATTGGCTTTCTTCTGAGCGTTGACACGAGGAAAAAAAGCGTGTGTGATACAGATATCAACATCTTTTTCACCGTCATTGTACACACCATAAAGAGCAGCGGCTGTCAAGTCATGCAGTCTTGAAAGATCGGCTCCTCCATACCAGCGAATAGGAAGCCTTGCAAGCTCCTCAATGGTCCAATCATAACAGTCATCACTAGCAATGAACTCATCTGGATTGAAGTAAGCGTTCATTGAGTTAGTGAAAACATTCAATGTCTTATTGAAGAACTCATTTCTGGTCTGTGGATCATTCAAGGCCTGTTCTGCTTCTTCCTTGAGGGCCTTGAGTGAGACAGTCACACCCCACGAAGGATTGGCCATCTTCAACACATTCTCATCCAAGTAGTCTCCCACATCTCCATCTGTTGCCTGATTGGCTTTGCAGATGAAAATGAAGAATGAATCATCTTTGACCAACTCTTTCAGGACCTTCTGACAATATTTCAGACGGTTAGCAAGGAAGCCTGTTGGAATGTCCCCAGCTGTGGAGATAACAAAAAGCATACTGTTCCTGTATGCTGACATTGTTTTCTTCATAAGACCGTATTTCTTGGAGTTTCTCATTGTATGGGCTTCATCTAGGATGATGACATTCCCATTGAGAGAGTCAAGCCTGCTTTCATCATTGGCTAGTGCTTGAATAAAAAATGAACCCTCCTCGCCAAAATTGGCAGTGATGGAGTGTTCTTGGTTGTTATCTTTGATTCGGATGTTTTTGTCATTCCATCGCTCAACATTGAACCGCAAGAATCCAAAGGCTTCCAAGGCTTGCTTGACAGAATTGGCTACAATATAGCATTTCGAACCGCTATCTGTATCTAGAATCTGATAAGCCAGAGCGATTGCGGCAGTGAAGGAAGTCTTTCCATTCTTTCTGGCAAGCATGATCAAGGCTTCTTTGAAGCGTCTCTCATTTGTTCCCTTGATATAGAATCCAAAGAGATTGACCACCACAAAATGTTGCCACGGTTGAAGTAACAATGGCTTGTTACGGATTGAGACCGCAAACATATCATCACCCTGCTGATGGACAATTGTGTTTTCGATGAAATGAACGACAAAATCAACCATGTCTTCATCCATCTCGAATTCTGGATTGTTCAAATCTCTCAGAAAGCGTGAAGCTGCCAAAATGTTTTCTTCACAATGCTCTTCCTGATGGTCCAGAACGTGTTGAGCGTATTTTTTAGCTTTCTCCACGTTACCCATCAGCTTTTACCCGTTTCTTCTTGATCTCATCCTTGAATTTCAGAACCTCTGTAAGAACTGATCCATTGTCTTGTTCTACTACTTCACCCAATGACTTTGGATTCATCATCAATTGGTTGGAATAGCTGAGTATGTCTTTTCGCAAGATTTCCATCGCTGTTAGGATGGGGACCTTACGTTCATTTTCAGCTCCTGCCTTGTTCACATAGACATCTGTGACAGGATAGCCCATATCAGCATAGTCCTGAGCAAGTTTCTGATACTGAAATAGCATTCCTGAAAAGATGTCAATGATCATGTCAAATTCTTTGCGATAAGTCCCAAGCTCTTTCATCTGTTTGATGACTTTTGACTTGATAGATTTAGCTGTGACTGGTTTTGCCAAAAACTAGGCCTCCTTCCCAAAATCCCTTTAGTTTTTATCCCCTTTTTGTCTGGAGGCCTCCGACTTGGAAAAAGTTCCCTTCACCGGTTCCCAGACGCTCGAAAAAATTTTTTTTCGATGGGGGGGTAATCGAAAAAATTTAAAAATTGAAAAATTGAAAAATTCGATTTTTACAAAATTTCATTTTTTTGATTTTTGTAAAAATTTAAAAATTCCCTTCTTCGTTTCTTTTGCCAAAAAATTCCTTGACCAATAACTTTATCATTCTTTCTATCGTGAAAAGTATTGTGCCGCTTGTTAGTAAGTGGCAAACAATTCCATTCTTGGAATTCTAGTTCGGGATATTCCGACACTGGAAAAATATGATGAACCATTTCAGCCGGCTCTGATATTCCATATCTTAAACTCTCTTGACATAGATAATTATATTTCCTTAGAATCTTATCCCGAAACTTCTCCCACTTCTTTGTCTTCAAAGAAGGTCTGACAATTTTGTTACACATCTAATCCTCCTCGAACAAAAAGGACAGACCAAACTGATTGGCTGTCCCTCTCATACTTGAAAGCTATGCTATCATAATATTTTATTTTATGTGAGAAAACAAGAGTTTATTTTCTCATCTTTCAATCCGTCTTAAAATTATCCCCGATCTTAAAATGTTCAAAATCTTTTTTGCTCACCTTAAAATCTTCCTCGATGATTTTGTTTCCTGATTTTCCTTTAACGGTTATAACATATTTTCTTTCAGTTTCCCTTGGAACTAATATTGTTGTCTTGCCGGTTGAAATTGGCATCAATATCATTTTTGGTTCCTCTATATGTTTATCAGTTATGATTCCGCTTGAAAGCTTATGACATGATGTTAGTAATATTCCAAAAACTAAAATACATAAAATTTTAAAATACCGCATCACTCTACTTCCTTGTCTTCTTCGATGATGAATGCTACTAATTCTCTAGGGTTAATGTAGAGCTTACCAATACGCATTAGATGCCCATTATTAAATTGACTGACTAACCGTTCAATCTCTGATTGTTCCGCACCACAAGACTCAGCAGTCTTATCATTCGTTAAATGAAAGATGATTTTATTTTGAGTCATCATTCTACCTCCTCAATTTCAATTCCTTCACAATCAAAGACCCAACCCAATCCAAGTCCTTCAAGTTGTTTGCGTGTAAATCGAGTAGCTAAATCTCCTAAAGAAAAGAATATTTTCTCGTACATATTATTATAAAATAGCGGTTGTTTTGTTGCACTCATCTTCACTATATAATGTTTTTCTTTCTCAACTGTGTAGCCATTGATCCAAGCGGCAGCAAGCGTTTCTTGATTACGTTCGTGATAAACCCATCTCAGAAGTTCTTCATCTTCTTCGTCTTCTATACGCTTAAATAAATCTTGAAAATCCCAATCGTTCTCTATGGCATATTTAATATAATCAGCCACAAACTGCGGTACTGTTACTTTCTGCGGTTCGTCTAGCAACTTAATCAATTCCAACGCTGTTAATTTATCAATCATAGGTCTTGGTCTGCTACAATCTGAAGGTAAATGACTAATACCCTCAATCAACTCTTGTTTATTCATTCTTCCATCTCCTTTGGTGGTTTTGGATAACTCATCCAAAATACTGTGTCTTCATCAGTGTTCTCAAAACCAATTCCTTCTCCATAATCAATCCAGATATCAGTGTATATATTTTGTGTTTTTGGGTTATATACAAGAACTTCCTCGTCAATTTCTGGAGTTTTGCCTTCCCAAACAAATTCAATGCCACCATTAAAATATTCTTTTTCATCTTCAGCAATATTTCTCGTCGTTAACTTATTCCATTCATAAAGTGCTACAGTTATATCTGATGTTCTTTTTGCAGTAGCCATTTTTCACCCTCACTTTCACATATCTTATATTTTGTTAAGCTCGCCTTATTTCTGAAATTCTTTTAGAATATGGCTTTCATCCGTTTCTCTTTTCTTAGCTTATGCCTAACTCATTATGTTAATGTCAAAATTAAAAAATTAAATAACAAAGTTTCTTAAGGCATCATCCAGCTCAGCCTGTTCAATTCCAATGTATCTCAGTGTTATCGCTGGAGATGAATGATTGAACATCTTCTGTAATGTGCCTACATCCTTTGTCTTGTTGTAGTATTTATATCCAAATGTTTTGCGCATCGTGTGTGTTCCCACATTGTCAATGCCTAATTCTTCAGCAGCTTCATGGATGATCTGGTAGGCCCGTTCACGAGTGATGGCCTTGTTTCTTCCTTGCCTGCTCTTAAATAGAAAATGATGGAATGGTTTATCTTTAACATACTCCCTCATTTCTCGCTTCAGCTCTTTTGTCATTCTACGTGAAATCTGTTTGCCAGTTTTTCTTTCTCGTAGTTTGATGTGCCATCCCTGAACATCTTTGACTTTGAGTGTAAGGATGTCCCCAACTCGCAAGCCTGTATTAAGACCAGTGATGAATAGCATGTAATACATTTCATTCCACTCTCTCAGATAGTCTTTCATCGCTTGAATGTCATCTGTATCTTTAATGGGCGAGACCTCTTCCATATGCTTCCCCCTCTCTATATTAAAATTGATTTTCATAAGAAATTGAGAGTGCAGGAATCGAACCTGCAACCAATTGATTAAAAATCAATCGCTCTACCATTTGAGCTAACTCCCTAACCACTATTAGGAGACCTCTCATCCATGATGTGATTATCATGAACAAGATTATAGTATTTTATTTTGTATGAGAATACAATGTCTTATATTCTCAATTTACAGGATTCCTTTAATTAGAGCGTAAGTCTCAAGAATATGTCTACGCTTTCTATAAATTGTTGAGCTGCTGAAGAATTTTTTCTCAGCTATTTCTTCCCAATCTAGACCAGGCTGCCCCCATCTCAAGTAAAAAATTTCAAATTGTTCTTCAGTTAGTTTTTTTATAAGGCACGATACTGTTTCTTTGAAGGTTTCAAGATTTTTAAGTGTTACATCAGTAGCGTATTTCATAACAATATTTTCCGTAGGTTTACTGACTTTATTTGTTCTAATTCCTAGTATAATGTCATCGCTAGTATTTGATTCTAGTTCTGACTTCCTGTTTCTAATTTCTTTATCAATAAATCTAAATCTTGTTAGCTCATCATCTAACTGTTTCAACTCTCCACTACTCATTTTTTTCATTCAGTAACCTCTCTTTGATAGATTTCTACTATCCCTTTGCCTTTCAACTTCTCACAGTGAGCAAGCGCTTCATGCCTTGTCTCAAATTCAGCTTCAGTGTATTCGGCTGAATGTTTAGGATCAATCCAACTTGCGTGTCCATGATATTTCCTTACAACATACATCTTCATTTCTTTCTCCTGCATTTCAAGACTACACTGAAGGCCCACAGGAAGCCAGCAAACCAAGCAAAAGCTAACAACAAATAAATAAAATTTTGAAATTCCATAACAAGTCCTACTTATCACATATCATTTTAGCTACCACTAAAATCAAAACAGCAATTACTAGATCAGCTATTGCAGGCAGAAAGACATAGAACCAGCTCCAAGAGATTACACCTAACAATTTCAAAGCTATTAATAATAAAGTTAACCAACTAATAAATCCCATTAATCTACCTCCTCGACTTCGAACAATGGACTATTAAATACTTCTCCAAATCCAGCAGCTTCAAGCTCTTTTCGGGTGTGGTTCCCTCTTTGATGATCTGTTTCATAGATCGAAGAGAAAAACCACGTTTTGTTTATCTTTTCAAAAATTAGACAGCTATTAAAGCCCACTCCTTTTGCTTTCACTCGATACCGCTTCTCTTTCTCAATATCGTAACCGTTTTTCCAAGCTCTCACAAATAAATTCCAATTTGAACGGACCCATTTTATACATGTTATCAAGTCCCATTCATAGACATTGGATGAATTTTCTGGGAAATTGTAGAATGGATAATAGGCTGAATGCAAATTCATGTTATTGGCTTTACAGAACTCAATCCAATCTGCTACTGGTTGCGGTATTATTGCTTTAGGTGGTTCTTCAAGTTGCTCAATAAGGGAAATGATTTTTATTTTTTCAATGTTGAATCTATCTCCATTAAGTCTATCTAATTTTTCTATTCGTTCTATCAACTCTCGATTATTCATTTTATCCTCCTAAATTACTAAATGGGATCTCCCACTGATAATCATCATAATTAGAGCAAACATTTTTGATAATTTCACCTTTTGAAATTTCGATTTCCTGCGTGAATCCCATGCCACACTCAAACGTAAAAATTTTAATATCAACATCAAACTTACTTGAAATTTCTTGATAATTTTCTGGAATAGCACTCCACGCTTGCTTAAAATTATCCAGTTCAACAATACAAAATTCTTCTTCAAACCAAACTTCTATTTGTTTTTGATCAATAAACGCTCGTCTTGTCCCATTAATGTAAAAATAGGGAGCTGTGTTGTTGAATATAAGCAGTGCGCCATCCCATTTATCTTCTAGCGTCACAGTGTCGTTTAATAGCATTTCTTTTAATGCTGATGCAATATTTTCGCTTCTTCCTCTTAATTTAAGAGATCCTTCGGCCCAATTTGGCATTATCCCTTCACCTCTTCGATCTCAATCCCTGGACAATCAAACACCCAGCCAAAGTTAGCTTGTTCAAGATATTCTTTTGTGAAATCCGTTTTAAAACCATGCTGAAAATGAAGTCCTGTCTCGTCATTACATAAGTATTGGCCAGTGCCTTTTAACCTCACTTTAACTAACTCCTCTTCCTCGACTTCGTAGCCGTCAAGCCAAGCACGAGCAAAGAGTTCCATGTTGTCATCTTCTCTAAACCAATAATCAAGTTTTTTTTGGTTTGAAGAAATGCCTTCCATTGCGCCGAATAAATGGAAATCATCATCTTTACATTCCTCAATCCAATCCGCAACAAACTGCGGTACTACCGGCTTCTGCGGTTCGTCTAGTTCAGAAGCGAGTTCTATTACTGCGTCTATTTTGATGTATTCAGATTTATTACCAAAAATATTTTTCAAGGATTTCATCCGTTCAATAAATTCTTGCTTATTCATTAACATCAGTCAAATCCTCCTCTTTTACGAATGAACCATCAATCCATTTACCTTTTCGATCTTTGATTTCGTTATAGGCTCCAGTGAAACATTCTAGAAATTCATAACCTAAAATATTGCTGATTGATTTCAAGTAGGCTACAATGCGCACAAGGTTATGACGACACATTTTTTTGCTTGCTAAATCTTGAGATAGCTGGAACTCACTGATATTGGCATTTAGCAATTTAAAGCAGTCCATTGCTTCTTTTCGTCTAATATTGTTAGACTCTTCAAAAATGCTCTGTACATCCTCTTTGATCAGCAATGCTAAACCTACAACTACTACAGCACAATCACCAATGCTGTCTTTTGTTAGTGCTTCATTCTTTTTCAAAAATCCTGCACATAACTCACCAAATTCCTCACTTAATTTTAAGGACTGTTTATCTAGCCGGCCCCCGTTTTCTAGATCTCGATCAATAAACCATTGTTTTACTTTGTTTAAAATTAAATTCTCCATTTTTACCTCTTTCTATTTTTTCACAAGTTTTAGATTGCCAGTCTCTTTGCCTTTTTTGTTTAAATCTGCATAGAATTTCAATAGCAATTTATCTTTCCCTGTAATTTTGCTTAACTTCTTCAATGAACCAGTACATAAATAACGCCCGTTTTCATAGAGTTTATAATCAGCTAACTCATCAGCATCACCCATGATGGCTTTTTCTCCTATTTCAAAATACTCGCAAATCATCTTTATGTGATATTCGTGTACTTTTCTTTTGCCAGTCAATAGACTGCTTATAGTAGTCATTGAGTAGCCTATTTCTTTGGATAATTTTCTAGCTGTCAAGTTATGGCTTTTCATTAAGAGCCTGAGTTGCTCTTTGAAATGTTCTATCTGATTTTTGGTATAGCCTGCCATGATACATTGAAACTCCTTATTCAATTTCTACTGGATAGAATGTACCGAATGACTTTCTTAAAGCATTTCCTACCTGGATAGCTACTCCACGAGATGCGAATTTCATTGCTTTCGCTTCCTCAGAGAAAGAGACATCCAAACCAGTGGTCCCAATCACTACAGATTTTACAAATGGTTTTGCTTGTTTTGATCCATGTTTTAAAATAAACATTACTTCCCATCCTTTTCTAATTTCTGTAACATTTTATTTTTTGCTTCCTCCAAAGCTTTTTTCTCTTGATCACTTGTTTGATTGGTATAATTTGGTTTTGACCAATCTGGAACATTTGATTGTTGCTTAGTTGGTTGTCCTTTGGTTTTACTTTCCTGAAACTTCCGTTCTCGTTCGTTTACTGCTGCAATTGATAACAATCCATCATTTTTCCAATTTTGTAAAATAGCTCTAATATAGCTAAAATTTCTCTTACCATTGTCAGCAGCTAAACTAATAGCTTTTAAAACTACATCTGGTTCCATACCATCCAGAGTGATGAATTCTTTTAAAGTTTCAAATTGGATTCCATCAATTGGTGAAATACGAGACTGATACTCATCTACGATGATTTTGAGTGTATTTTTCTCTAAATCTTTCTCTATATCTATCTCTATTTCTTTCTCTATCTCTATCTCTAACTCTGGTGGATGTTCGTCCGACATTTGTCCGGACAAATGTCCCGACAATAATTTTTGTTTTTCCTTCTCAATTCTTCTGCGATAGTCACGCTTTCTATCAGCTTCTGTGTTCGATTTTCCAATAAATGATTCAATGTCTAGCATAAAAATGGCGCCATTGTCCAAAACATCAATTAGGTTCATTTCCTTGAAAATGCTGACAGCTTTTTCAACTACTGCCACAGGATGCCTTGTAATTTTTGATAGCATTTCAGAATTGAATGGAATCCGATCATTGAACATCAACTTCCCATTGTTTTTTAAGCTCCTTAGATATAGTTTGATCAAAATGTTAGAGTATAGAAATCCATCTGGCATGCTTTCTAGGATGATCATTTCATCGCTATCGTAAAAATTTTCTTTAACTCTGAGATAATAGTATTTCTTGTTATCTGACATTTCACTTCTCCAATCTAAAATGGCAAACCATCATCAGGAATATTCATTTGGCTATTTTCGAATGAAGGAGGCATTTGCTCTTCCATTGAATTTCGATTAGCTGAATTGTCACGTTTTTCTAAACTTCTGAAGCTATCAATAACAACTTCAGTAACATAGACACGTTGACCTTGCTGATTCTCATAATTACGGGTTTGAATGTGGCCAGTGATGGCTACCAGGTTTCCTTTCTTAATCCAACTTGCAAAGTTCTCCGCTAATTTCCGCCAAATCACACAATTGATAAAATCTGCATCATATCCACCATCTTGATTTTTAAAATTTCGATTTACAGCAAGCGTGAATTGTCCAACAGCTTGATCTTGAGATGTTCGATGTAGTTCTACATCACGAGTTAAACGGCCAATAAGTACAACATTATTAATCATTTTCCAATCCTTTCAAATCCTTTTCTTTTTTTTAAAATCGCCTTCTCTTTCTCTATCAACCAATCCATGTGAACCTTTGCTTTCTCCAAGTCTTCAATCCCGTTTTTTTGGCGATAACGAAGAATATATTTTAGAGTATTGCCCAAATGATACCCTGTTAACTGTTCATCATTCATGAAGTTGCGATGAACATCAATGGCTTCAAGACCATTCCGCCCCTGGTAGTGTTTTGGATTGTGTACGTTATCGCTCATAATTCAGACATCCCTTTCACTGTTCTTTTTTGATGAATCTCTGACATTCTCTTATTCCACATTTCACGCTGATATTTTGCTGATTTGTAATGCTTCATTTTGGCTTTCTGGCGAACGATTACTTCACGCATCACATAGATTGCAAATCCTGAAAGTAAAATGTATATTACAAAAGCTACTGCTAAAATAATTTCAATTGTTGTCATTTTCTTCTACCTCTTTTGTTTCTTTTTGTGGGAACAGTTCCCGGTTGAATTTGTTAATCATCACATCTTGAGCCTTATTGGTCTCTTTGATTTTTTCGATACTTTCGGCCCAATGACCTGTACTTTCAAAGTTCATTTGGACCGCATTTTCTAGATCCTTAATGTGTTGTTCTTGACCGTACATGATTTTCATTGTTGCTCCTGCAAACAATAAGAAAAGTGCGGTAAGTGATAAAACAGTAAACTTTAATTGTTTTAAGCTCATACTATAATCACCCCATCATTCTTAAAATCCAGAGCCATCTGATGAAGTTTATCTTCAAATTCGTTATCTGGCAGTTTCATCAATTTGGCTTTTTCCTCTACTTTCAGCGGACGATTGGCATCTTGCCATTCCATCAATTTTAATAATCTTTTAATAGGATCCATTTTTTCTCCTTCAAATTGTGTTATAATTAGTTTATAGTTCTTTCAAAGTGCCTTTCTCAAGGCGCTTTTTTTATTTTTGCAAGCTTCGACAGAATCGCTGAACATCTTCCAAATTATATAGATACTTCCCACCTTTGCCGGACTGTTGAAATTGGAATTTCCCTTGATCACGCCATTCTTCCAGCTTGGTTCTGCCCCAGCCAGTTGCTTCCTGTAGCTGTTTGATCGGTACCCATGTAATTTGTCTGCTTTGTCTGCGTTTGGCTTCTTCCATTGCTTTGATATTTAGAGATACAAGTTCTTCAAACAACTTATCTTTAAATTCTGTTCCAAATAGCTCTAGGACCATTTTAAAAATCCTTTCTATTCTTTATTTTTCTTTTGTTCTATAGCTCTTAAAATTATTTCATGAGCTATATTTTTAGTAAGCTTTTCTAGTTTGATTAAAGCTTCTCTATAAGTCTCTGATTGTTCAATTAGCCAGTCAGATAACTTTATAATTTCATCTTCAAAATCCATCTCAAGACCGATGACCTTTCTATATTATTTTGGTAATTTACTACCGACAAAAACGATTAAATAAGACCTCTTACTCCTTATGAAAATCGTGTGTCAAATATCCAAGAAAGGAGGACAACTTATGACTTTTGATTTTTCAGGATTGGACAAAGTATTTGATGAACTCAATCAGAAAGCTGAGCAATTAAGTGGTAGCTATGATTTTGATGAAATTTTCCCAAAATCATATATGCAATCAGTAAGTAAATATGACTCAATCGAGGACTTTTTAAAGGCAAGTCCAGAGACCATTACGAATGCTGAAGAGTTCGAAAAAGCTGATGAAGCGGTTCTTAATGTATTTGTATCAGAGAATACGAATTTCTCAACATGGCAAGAAATGCTTAATGATGCTACTACTCAACTTGTTGTTGAGAAACTGAAATTTTAATTTCAAATTGTTCTAGCCGAGCGAATGCTTCTTGCAATTCCTTGGCTTTTTTTGCGACTTCGTTCAAGATTTCATTTAATTCGTTTTGACCTTCTAAAGTAATGTTAATTTTCCTCATTATTTTAAAACCTCACAATATACGTTCAATTCCATTTTTAATTTCATTTTCATTTATTTTTCCTTATCCAACCAAACTCATCTGTCCGTTACGATTTTTGATTTCAAGTTTGGTATTTGCTGACGGCTCCCAGTTATTCCAATAGTCAAATGCTCGTTCCTCGTCCTTACGCTTCAATAAGTCATAGCGTGGGATACGGAAGTATTCCTTGAAATCTTTTGCAGCTTGCGAGAATACAGATTGAGCAAAATGTCTGTCGCGATATGCTTGACTATCTTTTCCACCAAGCATTTCAACGACCTTTTGTTTTCTCATTTTTTCAAGAGCCAAACAAATTGATGGATTGACTGGTTGCTCATTCTTCAAATAATCTATATTGGCTGATAAGACGGATTGTCCTTCTTTCAGTTTTTTCAATTCCTGCAATGCGTGGATCATTGTATCTTCCACTGTTAATTCTGTTTGTGTCATAGCAATTTCGTTCATTATTCAAATTCTCCTTCTAAAATGTTGCTATCTTTGCGGATATCGTTCAGGTCGTTAAAGAAACGAAGCCCACGACTGATGAAACTATCAAATTCATTTCGGATGATTCCGTCTGCTTTGAGGACTTTCTCCTCATCTGCGTAGATCAAACCACCCATACTCGCCAAGAAATCATTTCCCTTTTGAAGTAGGCTTGTGATATTCTTGTAGGCTGAGATTTGCTTCTGCACGCTATTAAGTTGCCCTTGCGATTCTTCAATCGCTCGTGTCAATTCATCATACTGAGCGGATTTTTTATCAACCTCTTCACGCTGGGCCAATATGTCAGCAAGTTGCTTTTCGATAAATTCGGAGCGTTCTTCCATTGCCTTAACGGTTTTAGATAGTTCCTTATTCTTTTCTAGCAATTGCTTGTTTAGGTCCTGTGTGGCTTTGTAATCGTCTGGGATGACTTCCTTGATCGTTTCCTTAACTTCGATCTTGGAAGACTTGATTTTCTCATTCTCAGCTTGTAGAAGTTTGTTCGCTTGCTTGCTGAGCTTGAGTTTTTTCTTGACTTCCTGCAGCTCTCGCACTGTTGGGGTGTCGCCATCTTCGATGCGTTGGATCTGCTCCTCTCGCTCTTCTTCTGGAAGAGTTGCGATCAGGTAGAGTGCCGATGATCCCAAATCTGACAACGTTGTCACATTTGGAAGTTGTTTAGCAACTGTCATCATTCTGTTTGCTTCTCGATAATGGATCCCAATCTTGTCAAGCCATTCTCCGAATTCCCCATGTACCAGATTGTGCTCTTTTACATGGTTCAAACGTCTGCCGATTTCCCAAATCGACTGGCCAGCTATTTGCTTGTGGTGACTAATTTCAAGTTCTATCTGAGAAAGATTGTTCGATAAAGTAATTTCGTTCATTTCCTACTCTCCTAAATCAACCCAAGTCTCGTCGATACCCAAGACATCACAGACTCGGTTTTTGAGTCTGTCACTGCCCTTCCCATATTTCAGCAATTCTGAAATGGTTGGCTTCTTCACTCCGCAAGCACGAGCGAGATGCGTTTGTGTCATTCCTTCTGAACTCAATTTCTCTTTGACCAATTGAATCCATTTTTGATGTTGTTGGCTCATATTCTCTCCTCTCTATTTCTCTCTCCTTTTTGCTATAATAAAAGCAGAAAGGAAGGTGAATTTTATGTCGCCAATTACTAATGAAAATGTCCAAATTTGGACACTATATGTAACTGTGATTATTGCTGTAATCGGTTTTATTTTAAATACCATTTCACTCTGGCAAACAAAGAAAGCTACAGAGGATATGGCAAAGCCTTATATTAATGTTTATGTAGATGCCTATGCAGTTAAAAATCAACAACGTACCTATGTTTTTAAAAACTTTGGCCAAACTCCAGCATATATCGATAATATTCAGATAGATGGAGAATTGGATTCGTTGAATTCTATACACCGCTTCGGCTCACTCATCGGAAATATGATTGCACCCGGACAAAAGTTTACATCGTCAATACAAGATGGTTATAAAGGTCGCATCACACTGACGATTACCTATTCTGATTACAAGAAACATAAATATACAGATAAGTTTGTACTTGATGCTACCTTGGCATCTACAATGTTCTACACGGTAAACGAGAGCGACAATAGCGACTCTCCTGCAACAGCTATCAGACAATCGACCATGGCTTTATTACGCGATCTACGATAGCATCATTTCCGAATGATTTTACAGTTCAAACATCACGTAAGAATTCGATTTTTATCTCAACAGTTTCATCGTCAAGTGTGTTGGCGATGATTTTATTTTTTGCATCGATCGCTTCGTTCAAGTCTTTGCAAATTAGTGAATAAGACACTTTAACGTTTGCATTTGCCATTTTTCCTGACCTCCTTTTAAAATTTCATTTAAAAAGTTAGCGAATTTCTTGACATCGATAAATAAATTTATTAAAATCAAAGCATAGAGAAAAGACCTACTAAATAGCAAGTTATACCTAGATTAAACGGACGGCAATCGGTTTTTTTAGGTTTATTATTTGGTTTGTCTTATTCGCTAACTCTTTAGCTTACAAATAGTATTGTAGTAAATTTATTAAAAAATGTCAACAATTTTGTAGTAGATTTATTAAATATTTTTTGTCATGCCTCGGAAAGGTTGATAAATCAATGTTTTTTACATTTGAAAAAATAAAAGAATTGGCTGACAAACAAGGTATTTCATTAAATAAACTTGAAGAAAAATTGGGTTTTAGTAGAAATACCATTTATAACATGAAGAAATCCACTCCGAATGTTGAACGGGTTTCAAAAATTGCTGATTTTTTTAATGTGTCCACCGACTACCTACTGGGACGCACGGAAAATCCAAATATTGCAAGAGATGGTGATGCTTCTGCACCATTGGACCTCAGAGATATTGCTGCACAATCAATGTTATTTGATGGAAAACCATTAACAGAAGATGACATAGATTTCATTACAGCAGTTCTGGAGGCGCATTTGAAAAATAAATAGAGGTATACTATATGACAGTACAAGAGCTTTGTGCCAAAGAAGGTGTGAACCTCTGCTACTTTGATGGAAGCAATTGGCACAGCCCTGGCTTCTTCAATCCTGCTTTGAATGTTCTAGCGCTGGATTTTAATTTGTCAGTAGAAGATCAAAAACAAGTAGCTCTTCACGAGTTAGGACATAAAGAACACACTCCAGTTCAATATGAGTTGAATAGAGAGCTTTGCGAATTACAAGCTGACAGAAGCATGATTCATCATTTGCTTGAAGAAGAGCTAAAATTGATGGATGATGTAAGAGATTTCAATTATCTGCATTTTATGGAGAAATACAGTCTGAAGACCATTGCGAATGAAACGATGGTCAAAGACGAATATAATTCACTAATTAGTTAAAAAAGGAGAAAAAAGATGGCTATTTTTGGGAAGAAACACGATGAATCAGAAGAAATTCAACTCTTTGAATCTACTGAAAATGAAAAGACATTTTTCTTTGCGAATCAAAAAACTCTAGTAAGAATTGATGATCATTTCATTCGCATAGCTCGACAAAATACAATCAGCAATGCTTTGTTGCAAGGACTTGATGGGGAAAAATCTATACTACTATCAAAGATTACTGCTTATCAATTAAAAGAACCGGGTAAAACAGTAGGCTATCTTCAGTTGATTTTTCCTGGCAGTATTGAGCCTAAAGGTGGAGTGTTTGATGCTGTGAAAGATGAGAATACAATCACGTTCAACAAAGAAGATAAGGCTAAAATATTAGAAATCAAGAATGCTATTGAAAAAGCACTGATAAATAATTAAGACAAACAAAAAAGCCCTGCACTCAACATTTGGGGCGTAGAGTACAGGGATACTGTTAAGGCGTAAAAATAGGCTTGAAAAAGCCCTTTTCACTATGCCTATTGTACCAATAAACGAGGGAAAAGGCA